GAACTTTGTAGCGTTGCATGATGACTACCAAGATGAGCCCACGGACCACGGACAAACGGAGTATTATTAATGGCCTATAATCCTTTTGATGATGTAATCTTAAATGACCCCGCCTACATGGCTAACGGGGGACCTATGGTCATACCACAGAGAAGAAATCCAATACAACGTGATCCTGCAGAAGAAGAAAGACAACGAGTGCTAGGAGAGCTAGAAAGAGCGATGGCTCAACCACGGTCCTCGGACCCAACGAAAGAAATAAGAACAGCATTAAATCCTTTTGGACAACCTATTACAGATTTTGAAACGCAGCCAATTCAGTTTGAGTCAAAAACAGAATTTGCTCCAAGAGAGTTAGATTTTTTAGATAAGGCACAAAGAAAATTTTATGAAACACTAACCGGTGACTTTACAAGAGAGGAAGCTTTTGGAAAAGAAATTTTAGGTAGACAGCTTGCTATGGCACAAGCTTTTGCTGAAGCAGGTAGAGAGCTTGATCCTAATAGATTGTCTGCATCAAATATAGAATTACAAGACCCTGTCCTAGGCCCACTATTAAAAAAGTATGGATATAAAAGAGGCAGTTTAAGTGAGGGAGTTGAAGCAACTTTAGAAACTTTCTTTAGAGATCAAAGAAAATCATTAGAAAAAAAAGACCGTGGTGAAGAATTAGATTTTACAGAAAAGGTATTAGCTAGTAAACCAATGTTTTTTTTAGATGCGTTAGATTTTACAGGCATCTTTGGGTTAGCGACCACAGGTGCATTAAAGGTGGGTGCTAGAACTTTAAAATTTTTAAATGATGCTAGAGCTACAGGTAAGCCTGTAGAAGAAGTAAGACAAACATTAAAAACACAGTTTCCTGAAGACGCAAATAAAATAGGAATAAATTATCATCACAAAAATTTTGGTTTAGGGCGATCTGATACAGACATGATTGAGGGTGGTCGCACCACAGAAAGATTTACAGAACAAGATGTGATTGCCAGACAAGCACAAGAGGCCGAAGAACAAGGCCTAAGATTTAAAACAGGAAAACCACCAAAAGGTCCAGAAATGACCTTTACTGCCAGACCAAAAGTACAAGTTTCAGATAGTTTAAAAAAAGAACTCGAAGCACCTAATTTAAGTAATGATAAAAAAATTGTAAAAGCAGTCATTGAAGAATTAGATGAGGGTAGAAAATACACAAATGACGCTGATTTTGTTAAAGCCATTGAGGATAAAACAGGAATAAAAGATTTAAGTGTCAGAAAAATATCTTTAGCAAAGGATAAACAAGTAAGTCAAAAAAGATTAAAAATACCTTTTAAACTAAGAGACCCTAAGGTCGGAATCATAGGTAAATATAGACCATCAGAAACAGGTGATTTTTTAAAAGTAGTTCAAGATATTAGAAAAAGACAAGGAACACCAAATGCTGTTAAACCTGGTGAGCTTACAAAAATAGCACGTGATAATAATATAAATGTTGAAAGGCTAAGACAGCAGTTTCCAGAATTAGTAGTAACAGGTAGACCAACTCCTGAAACATTACAGGCTAGTGCTGAAGCTAGAAGATTAAGATCAGTGGCTAAGGTCAATGAAATGATCGCATTTAAAAACCAATATGCTTTAAGAAATCAGTTAGATCCTAACGAAATATCTTTTGAAGAAATAGCTAGAGCCATGAGAGATGCAGGGTTAGTGCCATTAGAGGGCAAAAAAATAAAACAATATTTAAAATCTGGAGAAATAACTGAAGATGAATTTAAACAATTATTACCACGCTCACCTTTATTTAGAGAGGCTAAACCATCCACAGGTGATGAAATTCAAGACATAATAGATGGTTCAGGCAGTGAGTATCAAAAAGCAACTGACATAGTTTCAAAATTTGGTTTTACAGTTGATACAGGCAATCCAGCTTTTGCTAAATATTTAGCTAACTCTGCACGTACAGATTTAAAAAGTTTTGTAGAGGACATGAGAAATGCTGGCGCTATGACTGCAGATGAGTTTGCACAATCAGATGAGTTTGCAACTGGATTATACAAAAATAGAGCTGAGTATAATAAAACTATTTTGGATGAAATATTAAATAGTCGAATGAATGATGATTTAGCTAGAGGTGAAGAACCAAACATTCCTCTGTTTAATTTTTCAGAAAACGCAAGAAGACAAGCAATGGATGAAGTGGACGAATTTTTAAGAAAAACGTTTTTAGATGAAACAAATGATAAAAAGCTACTTAAAATGCGTGATGCTTTTTTAAAAGAGTATGGCGGAACACTTAAAAGAAAAATTGATTTATCAACTCAGAGAGGACAAGATAGTTTTATAAGAAATTTAAAAAAAATATTTGGTCCACAGTTAGCTCACACTGCGCCGATTGGTGGTCAATTAAGTTCAAAAGTTATCGGTGATTTTGCAGACAACATTAGAATTAATCCCGCAGCCTATAATGTGCAAATACAAGTTAGAGTTGAACGAGGAATACAATCCCACTTTCGTAAATTAAGAAAGGCTCTAAAAAAAGGTGATAAAAAAGAAATTAAAGATTTAATAAAAGTTTTAAAAAATTATGACAAAGTCTTTAACAAAAGAAATATGGGTGGTTTTTACAAAATACCAGAGATAGCAGGGACTCTCGATATTGAAGCTGTGCTAAAGCGTAACGGATTAAACGTGGGCGATGGTAGATTATTTCTAGGTAAAGAAAAACAACTGTCACCGGACAATATAGTCAATGAAGCAAATATAGCTGTAAAACAAGTAAAAGATTATTTTGAAAAAGCAAAAAAGAATCCAAAACTAATTAAGTTTCACAAAAAAGAATTAGGTAGAGCTGGAAGCGCAGAGGAGAGAAAAAAAAGAGCGGGTCTCACATCTCCTATTAGAAAAGGTTTTCCAGTATTTAAGTTTGATAAAACAGACTTATTTAAAAAAGGCGGAGCTGTACGTATGGCCATTGGCGGTGATCCGTTGCAAAATATTAATCAACAACAGTTTATGCCTGACCCAGCTTTTGACGGACAGGACTTCTTTCAACAAGCAGTAGACTCAGGCAACCTTACTGCATTTAATCCTACAAAATTATTTAAGGTGTTTGGTAAAGTAGACGCTGTAGAAACACCAAAGAAAAAAATACAAACAGATACGCAGGTGGGACCACCAGGTACAACATTACCTGCTACACAACAAATGCAACCATCCGACTTTGCTTTTAAATCTTTTACACTAGAAACTATTATGGACCCTAACGCACCAAAGGCTGCAAGACCACAAGACTGGCAAAACTTTTTCAAAGGCAAGGCTGCACCTGAGGCAGAGTTGAACGACTCAGGTATTATGCAATATTTAAGTGACTTTGCACAATACTACCCAAATCAAAAAATTACACAAAAGCAACTCGTAGACTTTTACGAAACATCACCTATGGGTAATATTAGTATTAAGGTAAAACAAGATGGAACAAATGTTCCGGCAGATCCTGCGTTTTTAGATTTTCTTGGTAGGCCACGACATAAAAATGCGGGTAATCAACCACTAGACGAGGCTGGACAAAACTACCGAGAAGTCGTAGTGCAATCAGGACCTTTACCTGGTGAGGGTAAACCATTTGTTGCGAGTGGACATTACTCAGAAGAAAATGTTTTAGGATTTACTAGAGTTGCTGATTACAAAAACGTAGATGGACAGACAGTGGCAGTCATACAAGAATTACAGACTGACATGTTAACAAAAGTTCGCAAAGAACAAGAGAGATTAAATGCGTTATTAAAAAGAATTGAAAACATAAAAGAAAGAGCTAATCAAAGAATACAGCAAGGTGATATCTATGATCGACAAATGGGTGAACGTGCTTTGGAAAATATTAATAATGAGTTTCCCCCTGCTACATTAGAAAAACTACAACAAAATTTATCCGCAATTAAACCTTTCCCTAATACAGCGGGTAAAGAGTTAATTCCTACTTACGCAAAAGAATTAAGAGATTTACAAGAGCAAATTAACAAACTTGCAGATATAGACATTCAAACACCAAATCCTGAGACTCTGTTCAGCATAGCTAATGTCGAGACACAACAACAAAAAGTTTTAGATAATCTTTTAGATCTTACAAGAGATAGTGAGTTAGAAAGAGATTTAAAAGCTGTTAAAGTTCCCTCTAGTGATGAGTCTGATACTTTAACAGCGTTTGGACAAAGTAGTGATAGCATAGACTCTGTTTATGGAGGTTTTAAAGATTTAGAATTATTTCCTCCAATACCATTTAATAAACAACCCGACTATGTTGACTTGTTGTTGAAAGCAACAATAAAAGATGCACAAACAAAAGGCATAAACAAAGTAGCAATAATGCCAGCGGATAAAGTTAACCAAAGATGGGGCAAAGACCCAACTGGTGCTGCGGGTGTAAAATTTAACAATTTGTATGGCAAAGTTACTGTTCAACAAATGAAGAACATTGCAAAAAAATACAAAGGTAATGTTGCAATAGAAAAAATTGTTGATAATACCAAACCAAGCAAGGCTTTAAGATTTTTAAATAGAGATGTAGACGGTGGTTTAAAGTTAAATAAAGAGGATGTGGCTAGACGTACAACTGCAGATAGCGAAGAGGGTTTAGATGAATTTTATAATGAACAAATAAGAAGATTTGTAAGCGGGGGAGGTTACCGAGATAAAGATGTCGTGTTAACTAGAGAGGTGGCTCCAGGACAATTTCAAGATTTTTTTGTACGTGCTGATGATGACAGTGTAAATTTTGTGCCATTAGGCGAGGGTGACACTATAAATGATGCCTTAATTGTTATAGAGGAGTTCAACCCACAACTTGTAGATATGGTTACGTTGACATTAGATAGTCCACAATCAAAAGGGCCTTTCTATATGTTTAAGAAAAAAGATGGTGGCACAATTGCAAAAGATAGTTTAGTTTCAATCACAGATATATTCGGTCAATATGGTAGATAAATATAACAGCACATCAGACGATCCTAACGAAGATAATCAAAGAATAACTTCAGCAGATGATAGAATCGAGGTAGAAGAGACAGGCACTACCGTAGATTTAGATACATCAAGCGATCCTAATATTGAAATTATTGAAGACGGTAGTGCTATAGTTGGACAACAAGATACACCAATAGCAACAGGTTTTACATCTAACTTAGCAGAGGTGTTAGATGAAGGTTATATGCAATCTTTATCTAACGAATTAGTTGAAAAGATTGAAGCTGATAAATCATCAAGAGATGATTGGGAGCAGTCTTACACAAAGGGTTTAGATCTCTTAGGTTTCAAATATGAAGAGAGGACTAGACCATTTAGAGGTGCCTCAAGTGTTAATCACCCAATGTTAGCGCAGGCAGTCACACAGTTCCAAGCAATGTCTTATGTTGAGCTTTTACCTAGTGATGGTCCTGTGAGAACACAAGTTGTAGGTGCAAACACGACACAATTACAACAAGCAGCCGAGCGTGTTAAAGATTACATGAATTATGAGATTACTCATAACATGGAAGAATACAATCCAGAGATGGATCAGTTACTATTTCAGTTACCCTTATCTGGAAGTGCATTTAAAAAAATATATTTTGAAGAAACACTAAACAGAGCCACATCTAAATTTATTCCTGCAGAAGATGTTATCGTACCATACGGTGCATCAGATTTAGATAGTTGTGAGAGAATTACACAAGTCATTAAAATGTCTATGAATGACTTAAGAAAAAAACAAGTATCAGGATTTTACCTAGACATTGATTTGCAATCTTATGAAAGCGATGAATATACTTCTGGTGTACAAGAAAAGAAAGATCAAATAGACGGAACTAAATCAGATTACCTTAGCGATATGGCTGAGCTATATGAAATACATGTTGATCTAGACCTAGAGGGTTTTGAAGACATGAATGCTAAGACTGGCGAACCTAGTGGGATTATGCTTCCTTACATAGTGACTATAGATAGAACATCAGGTAAAGTATTAAGTGTTTACAGAAATTATAGTCAACAAGATCCACTTAAAAAAAAGAATGAGTATTTTGTACATTATAAGTTTTTACCTGGTTTAGGTTTTTACGGTTTTGGATTAATACATATGATTGGCGGTTTAACTAGAACTGCTACATCTGCTTTACGTCAATTACTAGATGCTGGAACACTATCCAACTTACCAGCAGGTTTTAAGTCACGAGGTTTAAGAGTTCGTGATGATGATCAACCTTTACAACCTGGTGAGTTTAGAGATGTCGATGCACCCAATGGAATTATTCGTGAAGCATTAATGCCTTTACCTTACAAAGGTCCCGATCAAGTTTTATTACAACTATTAGGCGTGTGTGTAGATGCAGGTAAACAATTTGCAGCAGTAGCAGACATGCAACTATCTGAGATAGGTAGCTCACAGACACCAGTCGGCACCACAATGGCATTGATGGAACGTGGCACAAAAGTTATGTCTGCAGTTCACAAAAGATTACACTACGCACAGAAAAAAGAATTTAATCTTCTTGCTAATATTTTTAAATTAACTCTACCTCCAGTATATCCGTATAATGTTACTGGTGGTCCAAGAGAAATAAAGGTTTTAGATTTCGCAGACTCCATAGATATTCTACCAGTTTCAGATCCAAATATTTTTTCGATGTCGCAAAGAGTTACTCTTGCACAAAATCAATTACAACTTGCACAGTCAAACCCACAAATACATAATCTCTATGAAGCATATAGAAGAATGTATATCGCATTAGGTGTGAAAGATGTTGAACAAATTTTACCTATTCCAAAAGGACCACAACCACAAGATCCTGCACTAGAACATAGTGTAGTTTTAAAAGGTGCAAACTTACAAGCCTTCCCTCAACAAAATCATGAGCTACATATTAAGTCGCATAGATTCTTTATGTCATCTGCTTTGGTCAAGGCTAATCCTATGGCAGTGATGAATTTAACATCTCATATTATGCAGCATGTATCTTTACTAGCAACGCAGGTAGTTGATCAAGCTTTAGTAGAAGAAGCAGAAAAATTACGTGCACAATTTGGTGATCAGATACCTCCAGAACAAATACAAGCTCTACAAATGCAACGTGGTATAAAAATTGATGAAGAAATAGCAAAAATTACAGAACAAATGGTGCTAGAAGAGGCAGAATCTATGCAAGATCAAAACATGGACCCACTTGTAATGCTTAAACAACAAGAGTTAGCACTGAGACAAGCAGAAATGGAGATGGATTCACAATTAAAAGGCGAACAACAAGGTCTTAGAGAGAATCAATTTGATTACAAACAAGTTTTAGACGCACAAAAATTACAAAAAGACTACGATTTAGCAAATTTACGTGCTGATGTAGCTAGAGAGAGAACAAATGCCCCTAAACAAGAAGGGTAAAAAAATAAAAAGAGCCATGTCTAAGACATATGGCAAGAAAGAAGGTGCAAAAGTGTTCTATGCAAGCATAAACAAAGGTAAAATTAAGGGAGTAAAGAAAAAATGATGAATTTTTTAGTA